TTCTGCTTGATGTTTATGCAACGATGTGATAAACTAGTTGTTCTTAAGTTTGATGGATGGAAAGAGTCAGGTGGAGTTCAAGCAGAGATTAGATTTGCTGAAGAGAACGGGATGCCTATCGAGTACATCGATGTTCAGTAGTGACTTTAGCATATATGGTAATGCCCCTGACTGTGAATCAGAAGAACAGGGTTCGATCCCCGAAGTCACCCCAAGAATACAATCCTGCAGAGGAAGAAGGGTCGCAACAACTGCAGGTATTGCCGAGCAAGCAGCGGACGGAATTTAATTCCAGGCGAGGCATGTATAGCTTGACAACTAAGAATGTCATGCTATAATAGATACAAATGCTTCCAAGCACACGGGTTGTGTCGCCGGCCTTCCAAGCCGTGCAGGGTAGGGTTCGATTCCCTCTGGACGCTCCAGAAAGCAAAGCTTTCGCAGAGGTTTCTGCGAAACGCTCCAGATAAAGCATACTTGGATGATTGGTTTAGTCACCATCCTTACAAGATGATCGAGGTAGGTTCGAATCCTACAGTATGCACCAATTTCGCTTTGCTAGTTAGGTAAAGCACCGAAGCTCTTTTCGCATAGTTGGTCGATTGCACCTGCCTTGTAAGCAGGAATAACGAAAGTAACATCGTAGGTTCGAATCCTACAGGGAGCACCAAATATTTACAACGGTCGGGAAGCTTAAGTGGCATAAGCAACGTCTTGATAAGGCGAAGATAGTGGGTTCAAATCCCTCACTGACTACCAAACTACTTTATGGTCGAGTGGTTTAGGCAGGGGATTGCAAATCCTCGTAGGTCGGTTCGATTCCGACTAAAGTATCCAATTTATACAACAAGAAACAGTTGAGTCGTTTCGAATTGCAGGAGAGCCTTGCGCTGACTTAGTAAAGGTTGTATAATTCAGTTTCAGTTGGGGGTTAGCTCAGTTGGTAGAGCACTGGACTTTGACTCCAGGTGTCGCTGGTTCGAATCCAGCATCCCCTGCCAGAATAAAGGAGTTTTATGATTTTTCTAGTTGTTGCAAAAGATCGAAAACTTCTAGTTGACAAGTTTCAACAAACAACAGTAGAATTGACACAACATAATCCGGTTATAAGAAATAGAACGTTTCAAATTGAAACTGACTATGATCTTTACCAGTTTATTCATTACAAAGATAAGTTTTCAGTAATGGGTAAAACCTGTCATTGCTGTGTAATATTAGACTTGAAAGATTTCGACTTAGAAGAAATCTCTTATTGTCTAAGCAGAGAAAGATTATTTGATGGAGTTGACAAATGAAAGATAACAGACTAAAATACAATGATATCTGGAATGAAGCCGATTTCAGCTCAAAATACAGAGGAAGACGTAACATGCGTAAGTTCGAAAGAGATTTGCGCAGGATTACGCAAGAATAAATGCGAGGTAGCTTAGGTGGACTAAAGCAGTGGGCTCATATCCCACCCATCGTCGGTTCGAATCCGACCTTCGCAACCAAATGACCGTAATCTCATACATTAGTGACTTACGGACTGCGATTAAGGTTAACTTCCAAGGAGGAAGTTAGTAAATTCAGGGCATGCACTCCTTGATACCGTTTTACAAAACAAAGCCTGTAAAATGGCTTTACAAACAGGAGACTGTATGAAATTCGTAACAAATGACAGTTGGATTGGTAAGGATAAGAACCTTCATCTAATTGGTTGTCTTGTAGCTACATTCGGTGTAGCTGCGTTTTCACAGGTTCTCCTGTATGGAGTAATTGCAGGAGTTACACTTGCACTATTGAAAGATGTAGTGTATGATGGACTCCTAGGTAAAGGGACATTCTCTTTACAAGATATTGTAGTTTCTTTTGTCGGCGTAGGTTTAGGTGCCCTTGGGTACTACGCGCTGATGATGTGATAATGCCCTTGTAGTTTAGTAGGTTAGAACACATCCCTTTCAAGGATAAGAGTCGGGTTCGATCCCCGATGAGGGTACCAAATTCAGTACAGGAAGATTCGGTTCGAAACCGTGCCCTAGATAAAACTAAAAATCTTATCTTTGGATAGTGTAATTGGTTGCACTGCCTGTCATAAGCAATACCGTAGAACCCGAGCAAGGCGCATGGGCTTGACTGTTAATCAATGGATAGCGGGGTTCGATTCCTCGGTACGGTGCCAGAACAAATAAATGCCGAGATAGCTCATCTGGTAGAGCGGAACCCTGAAAAGGTTTGCGTGGGAGGTTCAAATCCTTCTCTTGGCACCAAATTCGCTTTACTAGTTAGGTAAAGCACCGAAGCAAATTCCGGACGGAGGTTCGACCCCTCCCCAATGACCATAACGATAAAAAGGGCTGGTAGGTAGTTTAGTGGTAGAACACGGAAAACTATAAGGGTAATTGGCAGAGAGGCCGATTGCAGAAGGTTGCTAACCTTTAGAATCAGCAATGGTTCCGTAGGTTCGAATCCTACATTACCCGCCACAAACAATGTTTCTCTGTTCTAACGGCATGATGCTGGGCTCCAAACCCATGCGGTCAGGGTTCGAATCCTTGGGGGAACGCCAAATAAGGAGTACAACATGACAGTACAAACAGCAGGTGATTCAATCGTAATGACAGCTGCAGATTTTCAGGCTACAATCGACGGTGTAACCTGGGGAATCAAGTGCAGAGACGTAGCTGGTATCCAGTTTGTCATGATTGTAGAAAAGCAAGGTTCAACTTGGGTTTCAGTAGCTACTCTTGATGATGCCTTTGATACTCGTGGAGGTCAATATACAGATATGCTAGTTTACATCAGAGAATATTTGATCCCTAAGATCAACGCTTGGCTTAAGGCTAAATTCGGTCCAAACAAGGTATTGACAAAGTTCGAACAAGTTGATAAACTTCTACTTGGTTTGAAGTTGCAAACAGATGCACAAGGTAACTACTTTGTGAGTATCTGAAAGGAGTAGTCATGGGATTACTGAGATACGGAAATACTTATAAAAACAAGATCGTTAGAGAACAGTTAATGTTTGCTCTCTACGGGATCAAGTTAAACTAACAATGGTGAATGGGACTGCTTGGTTGTGGTCACCGGCTTGTCACGCCGGATAACAGATGGGTTCGATCCCCATATTCATCGCCAAGACGTTAAGAGTGAATAAGGTTTGAACTCTCGATCAGGTGAGAAGCCTGTCCAAATATTGGGTTTTGTTCCCTGTCGGCGGCTGTAACCCGCTGGGCATTGTTTTGCAGGGTGGATGCTAAATGGTTCGATTCCTTCAAAACCCACCAAATATACCCTCGCGGAAGCAGAGGGAGCAGTGAAAGTCTGCAACTAATACGGGTCACTAGCTCAATTGGGAGAGCAATTCCCTTGCAAGGAAAAGGTTATGGGTTCGATTCCCATGTGTATCCACCAAGTTTTCTCAATTTCATACCCTGGCAAATATCCGGTAGCCAAAAGACGTTTAACGGTAAGGTACTCCGTCAATTGAGAAATTTATTTTCGCCCCGGTGACTTATGTAAATCGGCACAGCTACTCGCCTTAGAAGCGAGGTTTTTGGGAGTTCGAGTCTCCCCTGGGGCACCATCAAACAATATCTCGTTAATTCAGTGAAAAGAATACTTGACTACGAATCAAGAGGTCGGAGGTTTGAATCCTTCACGAGATACCAACAAGGCTGGAAACCCTCGGGTTATCCGGCTATTTCTATTTCTAGTTAGGAATTAAAATCAATGTCAACTTGTGCAACATGCGGTGCGTACTATCGCCTGACCTCTTTTCACAAAGATAATATCAATTGTGAAGATTGTGCTTATATCCTTCCTAAGTCTACGATTGACGAAGAAGAAGAATACGAGATTCATCAAATCTTGCATCCTGGCTCCAAGACAGAACCAGTGCGATATTACGATGATGATTTAGGTTAAATATCAGTCGATGCTGATATGCGCAATTACTCATTGTACTGGATCAGATCACCCTGGCACAGATGCATCTTCTCAGAGGGGTACATAGGAATCACTACAGATTTCAGACGCAGGTTGAATGAGCACGCTAGAAACAAGAGAATAACAACTTTTACTAAAATGATTAGCTACTACGGCTGGGACAATTTAGTAAAGGACGTACTAGTATCCAATCTAACAGAATCTCAAGCTCTCGTACTTGAAGAAATGCTTAGACCTTCTCCTTTCATTGGGTGGAATACCCTTAAAGGTGCAAAAGTTAATTATATAAGGAAATGATATGCCGTTTGTAGCTGGTGACCCAAATATCAACCGTGAAGGTAGAATCGATAAGAAGAGAGACAAACTCACTAATCGTGATCTGAAAGAACGTGAATTACTAATGCTTCTACGTAAGATTAAGCCACATGTAGCGGAAAGTATTCTTACTGCAGCAAAGATTATGAAGAATGAAAAGGCTACTGAAGCTGGTAAACTTCGTGCTGCTGCTATGCTCTTAGATAACTACAGAAAACTATCTCTAGACCTATATGGCGGAGAAGATGAAGCAGAGGACGCTGCTACCGAAGTACAAGAAGAAAATAATACTCCGATGTTGTCTCTAAGAGTCCTTGATTCTCCTGACAATTCATGATATAATGAGTAATCTGATTTTAGCACCTGCTAGTAAAAAGCAGGAATTATTTTTGAACAGTGACACAGATATTACTCTGTGCGGCGGTGCCGCCGGTTCAGGTAAAACCTATACTTCACTTTTAATTGCGTTGCGATTCATGCAACACCCTAGAGCTACTGGAGTTATCTTCCGTAGAACTAGTAAGATGATTACTGCTCCAGGTTCAATCTGGCACGAAGCAGTGAATATGTACACAAGCATTTATAAGACAGGTCTTCGTATCCGTCACAGAGAGAATGAGATTGTGTTTCCCAACGGAGCACTACTTAAGTTCTCTCACATGCAACATGCTTCCGATATGTATTCCCACAAGGGTGGACAATATTCTTTCGTAGCTTTTGACGAAGCTACCGACTTTACTGAAGACATGGTGGTTTACTTGCTATCTCGTATGCGTAATGCTTATGTAGATTATAGACCACAGATGTTCTTGATGACTAACCCTGATTATCACTCATTCCTGAGAATGTGGATTCAAGACTTCTATCTTGATCCGATGACTGGAATTCCTAAAGATGAACTCGCTGGTGTCAAGCGATACTTCTTCCGTCAGAGCAATAGTATGCTCTGGTACAATTCACTGGAAGAAGCTGAAGCTGTTCACGGTAAGGGTGCAGAGTCTGGTATTTCTTCATTTACATTCATCCCTGCTACTTGTAAGGATAATCCTCCACTGCTTAAGGCTCAACCAGACTATATTAGCCGTCTAATGTCTATGCCTCGCGTAGAAATGGAACGACTGCTACTTGGTTCTTGGTTTGCAAGACCTGAAGCTTCTGGACTATTCAAGCGAGATTGGGTAAAGGAAGTTCCGCATCCTAACATTCACGCAAAGAAGAGAATTCGTGCATGGGACTTGGCTTTCTCTAAGCCTTCAGAACAATATCCTAATCCTGACTGGACTAGAGGGGTTCTGATTTCCAAGGATGAAAAGACTAAGATTTACACTGTAGAAGATGTAGTAGGTCTAAGGGACAGAGTACACGAAGTAGAACAACTAATCTTCAAGACTGCCTTGATGGATGGAATGGACGTTACGATTTCTATTCCTCAAGACCCTAACGCTGCTGCTGCGGCTTATGCTCGTGATCTACAGCGTAGATTAGCAGAAATGGGTTACTTGTGCAAGCTGCAGAAGCCTGTCAAATCTAAGGTAACTCGATTTGCTCCTTTTGCTAGTGTAGCACAGGCAGGTTTCGTGCATGTAGTTGAAGGTCACTGGAATAAGGATTTCTATGATGAACTGGAAATCTTCGATGGTTCAGGTAAGACAAAAGATGACCAAGTTGACTGTGTAAGCGACTGTTTTACGTTGCTGAATAAAGACTTGATTATCCCTACTTTTAACCTTGCAGATTTCTCAAGCTCTTCACCTGTTGATCGTCTATCATCTGGTGTAACTATACCGACTTCAGGATTAGCTTTACCTGACATTACTGATTAAGGAGTGCCTTCATGGCTAGAAAAAGAACTGAAACTGTAGAAAAAGCGATTGCACCAGAAGATCAACCAGAACGTTTTCGTATTGGTGAAATTGGCTACTCAGGTCTTTCGATCTTTGACGGTGTAACTAATGAAGAAATTAAGCGAGAGCTAAACTTCCCCTATAACATTAAGACTTACCGAGAAATGAGTTACCACACAAGTGTCAACGCTTGTCTGCAACTCTATGAGAATCTTATTTCAAAGGTAACTTGGAGAATTGTACCTCCTAAGAATGCAACGGAAGAAGAAAAGAAACAAGCTGAGTTCGTAGAGGAATGTCTACATGACATGGACGTTCCTTTCCGACAAGTAATCAAAGATGCATTGTCTTCTAATATTTACGGATTTGCTGTACTTGAAAAGGTATACCGCAGACGAAATACTAACAGTGGTAGCATGTATTCAGACAACAAGATTGCTCTGAAGAAGATTGCACTGAGAAGTCAAGAAACTATTGAGAAGTTTATCTTTGATGACAGCGGAAATGAAATTCTAGGTGTTAAGCAGAATCTGACTAACGTACAGAATGGAAAGCTCTACGGTAACCGCAGCAAACAAGAACTAGAAGTTGTTCTTCCTCGTTCTAAGGTAATGCTTGTAACCACAGGGAGAAACAGAAATGATCCATACGGTAAATCTCCGCTTCGTGACGTTTACCTTGCGTGGCGATACCTTACAGTCATTCAGGAAATTGAAGCGGCTGGTGTTGCGCGCGATTTGCAAGGTATGCCTGTCCTAAAGATTCCTGCGCAGTATATGTCTGATGATGCTAGTCCAGATCAGAAGGCTATCTACGAGAACTTTAAGAACATCATTCGTAATATTCAAAACAACAGTCAATCTGGTGTTATTCTACCTTCTCAGACCGATCCTGAAACAAGACAGGCTCTGTTTGATCTTACTCTATTGAGTACGGAAGGTGGTAAGAAGAACTTTGACACTGGTAAGGTGAAAGAGTACTACCAGAACATGATTTACACAGGATTGTTTGCTGACGTTCTGATTCTAGGTCAAGGTGGTGTAGGTTCCTTTGCTCTAGGTCAAATCAAGAACAGTCTAACAGGTTCTGCTGTAGAGTCAATGCTTGACAACATCGTAGAGGTTTTCAACCGCGATGTGATCCGTCAATTGTATGAGCTAAATGGTTGGAATGTAGCCAGAAGTTCAACTCTGGACTACGAAGGTCTACATGCTGTTGATCTGGAAACTCTAAGCAAATACTGGCAACGTGTTACTTCCGTTGGTCTTGTTGAGAAAGATCGTCCTGTGCTTAACGCAGTTAGAACTGCTGCTGGCCTTGATCCTATTGCGGAAGATGTAGAACCGAGAGAGGAATATCTATCTGATGCAACTTCTCGTTCTGGCGACGGAATGGAAAAGGGATCAGGTAACGGTACTTCTGACAAAGTAGCCGGTGAAGATAATTCATCTGATAATCTAGATAACAAAGCATAGGTGAATCATGAAAACTCAATGGCACGCGCAAGTAACGTCATTGACTCTTAGACTATATAGAAGCCCCGATAGCTACGAAAACAAAGATTCGTACATCGGGGTTATTCAAGTTGAGCTATTGGGGGATAACACTGCATATTTACATGCAGCGTTGAAATCTGACGGTGAAAGTATAACCTTTGAGGAATGGTGCAAAGTAGCTAAGTTGTTGCACGATGATTATGGTGTTCTGTACGGAAGACTTGAACGAAACGGAAGAGAGATTGTCCTTGATGCCAAGCGTTTAATCAGAAAGTTGGAACATGAAAAATCATCTGCTTGAAATTGAACAAGGTATTCCTTTCGAACAAGGATTTCTTGTAAGAAACGAAAATCTTAGTCCTAAAGACTTGTCAGGTTTTAACGCTAGGATGCACTTCAGGATCGCTTACTCTAGTCTAAAAGTAGAGTTAGAGTCTAGTACTTACAACGGTAGAATTTCAATCGTTGGGTCTACTGTTTACTTGAATCTCTCGGAAGAAGAGACTAGAAATTTGAAGTATGCTGAATACTACTACGATCTTGAATTGTTAGATGCATCGGATGAACCAGTGAGACTACTTGAAGGAAAAGTTCAGGTTAGTCCTGAAGTTACAAGATAAGGATTTATATGACTATTTCAACTCGTGATGCACTGATTGATGCGCTGGCTAATAATAGCAGTCGTCTTGTTATTGATAAAGCTTCCATTGCTTCACAAGCAGCTGGTACGTATGTATCTCTTTGGAGAGCCACAGGTCAACCAGGGCAAGGTGCTATTCCTGCTGCGGCAGCTGTCTGTAACAACAGCTTATTGGGTACTTTCAACTTTACCCAGCAAACGAATCCAGCAACGTCATATCTAGCTTGGGCAAATGCTGTTTGTTCTAACTCAGCTGCGGTGATTGAGTTTCATGATAGACTGATGCACATGGGTGGTTTAAATGGTACTCTAACTACTGCTCAAACAGTAAACGTTGATCTTAACGCAAACCTAGCAACCGACAATCTGACTAATAGAATTGGTGATGCTAACTATTCTGATGTACAGTGGTGGTTAGAATGGTATACTGCAACAGGTGGTACTGCTGTTACAGCTACAGTAGCCGTTACATTTAACGATGGTACAACAGCTAACTTGAGTGCTTCTCTTACCGCTACCCGTCCTGCTTCGTTCATGCTTCCATTAAATGGCTTGAATGCTGCCAATCCTGGTAAGTTTATTCGTGCTGTAAACACAGTACAGCTATCAGCAACCACTGGAACCGCAGGTAGTTTCGGAGTTACAGCAACTCGACCTAGAACTCTACTATCTTTGAATGTTGCGAATAAGACAGAAACGGCAGATTGGGCTCAACTTGGTTTACCGAATGTACCTAACTCATCAGCACTATTCATGATCCAATTAACTTCTACTACTAGTACAGGAACTGTAAGGGGTGGTGGTAAACTAGCTCACGGATAAAATATGGTAAAACATCCAGAAACAGATAGACCAATAAAGTTCTCAGGTGGTTCTGATTTCTGGGATACCCCTGCTGGTTTAATTGCATCTGCTGATTATTTTGAGATCACACAGAGTTTAATCCAAGTATCAGCTTCATCTTCAGCAAACTGGAATACAAGAACTTCAGTTTCTAGAAACTTAGCATATAACTACAGTGCCAGATCAGAAGTTCAGTCTGCAATTTCTGCGAACTTTCAGATTAGAACGCAACAGAGTTCATCAGATTCCTTCTCATATTCTGCATATACCTCTGTTACAAACTCTGCGTCTGTAAATTACGCGATTAGACAGCAAGTACAAAACACCAGATCAATTTCATATGGTGTGTCTGGTTTTGTATCAAATGTACAAAATGTAAGTTATTCAGTTCGAACTTCAGTATCTAACACAAGAAACCAGTCTTACACCGTAAGAACAAGTTTGTCAAGTGCAGATGCATTTGCTTATTCTGTACTTTCAGTTCTTGCTGCAACAACATCCCCTTCTTACTTGATCCGACAGGTATCGACTGGAACCAATACTCCGTCTTATGTCGTAAGAACTTCTGTGTATAGAGATAATTCTGGTTCTTATATAGTACGAGGATTCTCTGTAACATTACAGAGTGGAAGCTACAACATTCGTCAGAGTGTTTCAAAAAGTGGAAGCAAGTCTTATTTTGTAAGACTATCTACGTTACAGACCAGTGGATTGTCCTATTTAGTTAGACAATCTAGTTCGTCAAATACTTCTGCTGGCTACAACATTAGAACTTTCACGGGTAAAGACCAGTCATTTGAATATGACATTCTGAACTCGCTGATTGCAGTTAATCAGTACTCAGCATCTTGGTTTGTTCGTAGTTCAGTATCTGATAGTAGAACTTCTCTCTATAACATAAGAGAGTTGAGTCAGAATTCTCTACCTAGTTCATACTTGGTTAGAGTTTCTGCTACAAATCCTGGATTATATAGTTATTCTGTTCGCCAAAGTGTAGAAAAACAGATAAATCTGTGGTATAATGTTGAATTGTCTTCGGTAATTTACCGACAGGTTTCGTTTACTTATAACGTACTTGGAGAAATCGATGATACGGCAGTCACTATTACCTTGTCAACTAATCCTTCAAGCACCGTATATCTGTTACCTAAACAGTTAATCTCTGTTATCTATAAGAAAGACAATTATGGCCGCAACTAAATTCGATCTGGAAATCGAACAAGGGATTCCATATAATAAAAAATTCCTCGTAAGAAATGAGGATAATTCCCTACCTATCATGACGGGTTGGACTGCCAGAATGCAGTTTAGACCGTATGTTAGTAGTAGTCAAGTAGCTGTTGACGCAAGTACTGCAAACGGTAAGCTGATTATTGACACTGGAACATCTTCTGTTGAAATCAACTTGTCTGAAGCAGACACAACAGCATTTACTTCTATGAAGTATGTGTACGATCTAGAACTACTAGATTCTCTATCAAAACCTATTCGACTGCTGCAGGGAAGTGTCTCTGTGAGTCAGGAAGTCACTCGTAACTAAGGAAATAAAATGCCGATTCTATCTACCGATATCAAATACTACTTCTCTGGTGGTGCTGGTAATGCCAACCCTAATGCTTCTTTGGGTGGTGTAATTTCTACAACAGAAACAACTGCAAGTCTTTTTGACGATGTTCCAAGTGCTGAAGCTACGGCTGGTACGGTTGAATATCGTTGTATCTATGTAAAGAATACCAACGGTACTCTAACTCTGATTGCTCCGAAGGTATTCATCCAGACGAATACTCCTTCTGCTACAACTACTGTAGCTATTGGTCTAGGTACTGCTGCAATCAACGCTACAGAACAAACTGTTGCTAACGAAACAACTGCTCCCGCTGGTGTTACGTTCTCTGAACCTGCTAACTTTGCTGCTGGTCTTTCAATTGGTGATTTAGCTGTTGGTGCAACTAAGTCCATCTGGATTCGTCGTACTGTTAACGCTGGTACTGCTGCTGTAGCTGATTCATTCACTATTGCTGTTCAAGGCGATAGCAACCCTTAATTGACAATTAGAATAAGGAGATACCATGTCTCTATGGAATGAAATTCAAACAAAATGCTCTGCTGAAATGCTGGCTCGTAGAAACATGCATGAAATTGCTGCGTTTCTAAACATTGGTCGTACAAAGACAGTACAGACGCTAATGGGTGAGCGTGGAATTCTAGCAAAGTATCCTACGGGACCAGTTGAGGCTGATGCTGTACTTACTAAGCTTGAAGTATTTTCACAAACTGCACATCCGATGGCTAGCTTAGTTAAGCGAGCAGTTCGTTTTCTAGGTACTACAGAAGGTATCGACCTTGGCGATCCTGCTACTCAACTTCTGTTGGATCAATTGGCTGCTGGTGGAGCAATTACGGTAAGTGAAGCTGCAAACCTAAAAGGTCTAGCTTCTGTTCCTGATACAGTAGATTGGTCACAAGTTCAAGCAGCTTTTGACGAACAGGGAGTTTAATAATGGCAATTCAAAGAAGTAATCCTGCTGCTGTTAACTTGGGTACGGCTGTAAACAGCTTGGCTTCAAGCGCAACCGCAGCGGCACAATCAAATGAAGTGATTAGCTCTACTACAAACAATGTTACAGACATTACAGTAAACGTTGGTGTAGTTTGTGGTGCTCACACTCAATCCGCTAGTACTCTAGTTACTGTATTCGTATGGGGTACTAATGACGATAACAGTTATCCTGGTGCTACTGGTACGGTAGAAGTTGTTACTGGAACGGCTGGTGCAATTACACTAGGTTCCTTTGGTAACATCGCTCTAAAGTGGCTACAATCTGTATCTGCAGTTCCTAGCCAAACAAATAAACTAGAAGGTAGTGTTGTTGGTGCTCTAGGTTTCGTACCTCGCAAGTGGGGTATTGTTATCGTAAATCAGACTGGTGCTGCTCTAGCTGCTTCTGGTCATTACGCAGAGTACGTAGAAACATACTACAACTAATTGCGATAGGTAACCAAAGATAATTCAAGGAGAAATTTATGGGTCAACTTTGGTTGCCAAATACAGTTTGGGATAAACAACCTGTCACAAAGGCAGGTATTACTGACGATAACTTATCAAACGAACTCGACTTTGCTTTCTATTGCACTTCTACTGGGGTGTTTGACGCAAAGAATGGAAATGATGTTGCGTTTGTAAACGATCAGACTGTTGTATCTACACCAGAAGGATTTGCTTTTGTTGGACAGTCTTCAGGTATAAAGCAAGCTTTTACGTTGAAGTCTAGAATGACCTCAAACAGAGCCTTCACCTTGATGTTTATCAGACGCTCTGGTGGATTCTACAGTGGTTTATCTGGTGCTGGCAAAATCTTCGAATTAACATGGGGTGGTTCTGGTCACAATATATATCTTCGTGGCCCCGACCTTGATAACTTTAGAAGATGGTATACTTCTGTATATGGTTCTTCTGTATTTCAAACCCCTACATTTGGACCAGTAGATCGAATTTTTGATAAGCAATCTACGGTTGTTATCTTCAGATACATTCCTGGTACAAGCATTACACTGATTGATAAGTACGGAAGAACTACTGTTCCTATCACTGAAGGTAGTCAAGGCTCCGTACAAGCAACTCCTATTGACGCTCAGTTCTTCACAGATTTTAACTCTCACATGATCCCTCTTGGTGCAGGATGGACAAGAGCGTTGAATGACAATGAATGTGAAAGATTGATGGAGAATCCTTGGAGCTTGTTTAGCAAGTCTTCAACCGTAACGATGATTCCTGAGTATGTGGCTTGCACTAAGCAGCCGCAGGGTGTTGCTGAGATTGATCGAATGGGCCTCGGTAAAGGTATGCAGATGCTGCTCATGCAGCGTGGAGGTAGATTAGTAGACATTGTGAATCCATCTGTCGCGTGGAACCCTATAAACGGTGCTACTTCTGGTATATCTCCTTCAGGTGCTGTCTCAAGATTCAATGGTTCAACAAGTGGAGTTTTTCAAGCCACAGGCTACGCCAGCATGGGCGACGTCAATGGCACGTTTTTTGTTTGGATGCCGCGCTTTGGTGCGTATGACAGCGCTGGCTCGATTTTTCTTTCAACGCCTAGCGCCGACCTGTACCTTCAGATTACGTCTGATGGTCGAGTTTTTGTTACCCAAGCGCAGGCCCCAGGCGCTCCAAGTATTGCCAATTCGCGCAATAGGAGCGTTGTTTTTAGTAGTAGGGCGGCCAAAACCGCCGTGATGTTTGATGGCGTGGCGCGCGTCTCCAACGTGGACAACCGGGTGATGTGGCCCGGCACGAAGACGCTGAATTTTGGCGGGTATACAGGCGGAGCAGAATGGGATACGGACGCTGATATTGTCATCGCCGGGTACACGAGCGAGTCATGGACTGAGGCTCAAGCTAAAGCGTTTCATGATAACCCCTGGCAACTTTTCCGTCAAAAGGTTAACTTGCCTCTTGATGCTACCATCAAAGAAAACAGAAAGCCTGTAATCAGGGAATCTAATCTGTTGGGTACGTCTAAGAGGAAGTTGAGTGATGTGAATGTGACAAACACAGTGTCTGGTGCGGTTAAGAAGGTCTTGAATCGACAACCAGCCGGTGCATCTTCAGTTGAAATAGCTTGGTCAAATCCAATTACAAGATCGTTATTTGACTTATTCACCCCGCCTTACGTTGGTCACGCTGATGTAAAAGGAATGTTGGGTAAAATCTCTCAGCCAACAAGTGAACGATCTACAAGTCTCACAAACAATGTGGGTGCAAAGCCAACACCAATGGGACTAGCATACACGGCCTTTAACCTCAATTGTGGCGTTGGTTTCGTAAATACGGGAGCTTCTGTTTTCACGAGCTATTGCCGAATGAAATTAAATTCATTTACAAGCGGTGATTGTAACTTCTTGGGTGATGCTTTTAATCTCGGTGTCGGATTATATGCCGGTACTGGTGCAACTTTCTACGTTGAACTTTATACAGGAACTTTCATCAAGACTCCGATTGCTCTTACTGCAGAACTAGGAAAGTATTACGACATTGTTACAGTAACTTCTGCAACTAATGTAAAACTGTATATTGATGGCGTTCTAATGTTTGATCAAGCTCCTAGCTACTGGAACGGTCAAGGTCGGCATGGAATCTTAGTTACAGGTCTAGTGACAATTGGTGCTATAGATTTTGTTACTGTGGCAGGATGGACTAGAGCTTTGAGTTTTGCAGAAGTTCAGTCTATCAGCAGAAACCCCTGGCAACTCTTCAAGAACCAATCCCAACTAATCCTTCCGAAGTGAGGTAGATATGCATAAAAATGAAGTATTTACCTCGCAGCCGCAGGGGAACTTTGAGATTGATCGTGGAAGTCCAATTACTAGGGGGTTTTTCGGAGGATTTATGGGTCCGAGGAGCCCAGACCTTCGGTTCTCAAGACAGTCTAGTGGGAATCTCCCAATGTCCATTGGTGTTGCTGGTATAGAGTGGAAAAGTCAATCATCGACGGAGATTGCTACCTATACAGGAGGTTATTCTCCACAGACTACAGGTTTAACAGTTCTTGTTGTTGCACGGCGCGATGGGGTGCAGCCAGATTCTGGCTTTGCATTGGCTGTCACGCTGACGCAGGTTAGCGGGGCGCAAGATCCATTCCAGCTCTTCATCAAGGATTCTGGAGAGCGAATTCGGGTCAACACGACAACGACTGACAACACACTGAGTGTGGAGACGGCTACAGATTGGCCTGTTGGTGTCATGCAAGTCGGCGTCTACTCATGGTCGAGTGGATCGGTCCCAGAGGCATACCGCAACGGCATCAAGCAGGTGCTATCTAATAACTACTATGGGTCCAACATCCCGACAGGGGTACTGAAGCCTGCCCAGTCTTTGCGCGTCAACTTGCCTAGTCTGCGACTCAACGGGGCCGTCGCTGCGGTGCTAATCTGGGACAGAAAGCTGTCAGACGCCGAAGTCGCCAGCATCAGCGCCAACCCCTGGCAAATCTTCCGCCGATTCTCTCGTCCACTCTTCACCCCAACAGGTGAATCAGGAGTTCTAATCCCTGACCTAACCTCTCCAGGTGTTATCGACATAACCGCCAATACAGCTAAACCAGAACTAAACGTACAATACTGAGGTTAAGATGCTAGGAACTATCTATTCAATTATTGCACCGGCTGCAGGCTGGTACACTCCTAGTGCTAACAACGTTATCGCTGGTTTAGCTCCAAATGGTTCCGCTGCGACTTGGGCAGGTAATACCCCTGATCCGAATACCAGCGGACAATTTGATTGGCCTACTGCTGCAAGTGGATTGACCGCAAGTACAGACTACAAGATTGCTTTTGTTTGGTCTGACGGAACAAGCTATTCTTCAGTCGTTGAAGCTAGTTTCAGTACTCTTGCCGGTGGAGGATTAACTCAGGTTACATCACTGCTAAATGCTTTGTTTGGAATCCAAGGTCTAGTATCAAGATCAGTGTCTGGTTCTTACAACATTCTAGAACTTATTGTTTCAAATAGATCAGTTAGTTTTACTATCAGAACTTCGGCAACTAATCAAACTAGCGCTTCATACTTGGTACGCACTCAGATTAACAAATCGATTGCTGCTGCGTATGGTGTTGCTGGGTTAGTGGCAGGCTCTAATTCTGCTTCTTATAATGTAAGAACTTCTGCTCAACAAAGTAGAAACTCGACCTACAATGTAAGATCAGAATTGACAAGAGCTTCTGCTGGTAACTATTTCGTAAGAACTTCAGTTACTGAATCAGATGGTTCTTCTTACGTAGTTCGGTCTGCTACTCTGAATACTTCTGCAAGCGGATATTCTATCCGAGCAGAGGTACAAAGAACTGCTTCACCGAATTATTCTGTACGAACATCTGTTCAGGAAACGGATTCTGCGAGCTATTTTGTAAGAACTTCAGTAAGTGAATCAGATGTTCTATCTTATTTGATCCGAGGTTCAGCTTCAAGAAATCAATCTGTAAGCTACAACATTAGAACAAGCACTCTTGCTAGTACCGATGTAGTTTATAACATCTTGAATGCAACGGGAGTAATTACTTCCTACAGTGTCTCATACAAGGTTAGAACTCAAGTAAACACAACGAATGGTATCTCTTACAGTATTCTGCAGAGTGTAAATAGTTCTGCAGGTGTTAACTATGTGATTCAAGCACAGGTTGGCAATAACCAACCTCAGACTTACACAGTAAGACAAGCCAGTAGTTCTACACTGACGGAAGAATTCAAGGTTCGCTTTGGATTAACTTCTTCACGTTCTTGTACATACTTGATTCAAGGGTTGACGCAGGTTACTTCTGATATCGACTTCTTGTACTTCGTTCTTGCTGAGATAATGCCGGATGCAGAAGTTGTGTACATCGGACCTAATACAGACTCAACTATCTACCTGAATACTGAAGACATTACTACTGTATTCATCAAACCGTATTGATTACCTTGACATTACCATTAAACTGTGATATAATTTCTTATATTGCGCTTACTCTAAAAGGAGCGTTATGACAAAACGTACAAAGATTGCGAAAGCTGTGAATGAAGAACTAAAGCAGGCCACTTACATTGTATTGGTTCCTGACGAAGTTGATGCTCACGGAGATACTATTTCTGAAGATGAAGTGCGTAAAGCATGTCATAACTTCAATAAATTCTCGATGCAAGCTAACTTGTTTCACCTAGTAGAATCCGAATCATTTGAATTCGTAGAATCATATGTCTGTCCAACAGACTTTATTCTAGGTGACAAGGAAGTTAAGAAAGGTACTTGGCTAGCTACAGTACAGGCTCTAGATGATAATCTATGGGAACTGATGAAGTCAGGTGAAATTAACGGACTATCAATCGGCGCTTTGGCTGCTGTTGAAACACTGGAAGGTGAAGAAGAATGACAACTAAAGCAAAACGAAAGCTATCTGACATTAGTTTCCAACACGAAGGTGCTCACGTAGCTCTAGTAAGCAAGCAACAAGGTGGGCCAGCAAATGGTCATGACTACGCTCTTGTAATGAAAGCTACAGGATTCTCTCAAGAATTCGTAACCAAGATGCAACAAGTCCGAGTTACTATGGAACTTCCTGAGTTCTTGCGTAAATTCTTCAACGTTTATTACGAAGATGCTGAAGTACTTGCGCGCATGATGGGTTACGTTGAAGTAGAAGATGAAGTTGAAGATACTGACAGTTACGAAGATTGGTATGAAAATCGTATCCAAGAACGTCTGGATCAGTTCGAAGTATTGAAGTCACTTAATGAATCAAAGGATATCGCTGCTGATATTCTTGCACTAGGTGAAGATAAATATCTGAAAGTACTCAAGTCACAATCTAAGCTTGAGAAAGTACTTGCTAAGATCGAAAAGAATTCTGCCAAAGCTGCAAAAGCTAAAGCTGAAGAAGGCTCAACCGAAGCCGTAGCGCAAGCTAAACAATCGGATGAAACACAAACGAAGGTTGAACCTTCTGAGAATGTTAACAAAGGAAAAAATTACATGGATGAACTAGAAGAAGTCAAGAAGGCAAGCGAAGCTACTAAGGCTGAACTCGCTAAAGCTCTTGAGCAACTCAATGTATTTAAGGCTGAGAAGCAAGAAATGATTCGTAAGGCTCGTTTCGATAAGCTACTAGCCGCTGTTAAGGACGAAGCTAAAGCAGAATCTCTATTCAAGGCTCTTTCTCTTCTAGAAAGTGATGCTGAATTTGATGCTTCAGTCGAAGTGCTAGCAGGAATGCAGGCTATCGTAGAGAAGTCAGAAATGTTCAAGGAAACTGGTGCTACTGTTGACGTTGAAGATACTCCCGTTGCGGAATCTCAAGTATCAAAAGTACTCAAGGCTAAATACGCACAGAAATAAAGGAAAAATAAAATGGCTATTGCATTCGCAACTGAAAACAAGCGCCTGAGCAACATGCTTAAGGACGAGTTCTGGGCTAATCACGGTTTCTGCCGTGCTGTTGTAACTTACAATGGTACTGCTGGTGATCTGAAGATTGGTACAGTTCTGGGTAAGGTTACCGCAAGTGGTAAGTACAAGATTCCCGTACAAGGTGCCGCTGACGGTTCACTGGTAGCTGACGCTATCCTGATGGAAGACGTTACTGCTGCTCTGAACACCGACAAGAAAGTGATGGTTCTGATCAAGGGTCCAGCTATCGTTTCTAAGGGCGCTCTGATTCTTGACGCTACTCAAGACCTGCAAGCTGAAAAGGATGCTATCTACGCATCACTGGAAGCCAAGGGTATTCAGGTAAATGATACGGTCTAAAATTGACTGACGTTTGTTATCTATACTGGATACATCGCCCTAGTGATACGAATCTACTAGAAGAGGGTTATATTGGAATTTCAATTAATCCAGACTCAAGGTGGAAACATCATTTGTATACTAAAGAAAGCAAGAAGAAAAATCATAGACTCTATAACGCGATGCGAAAGTATGATGATTATAGAATGACTATTCTTCTTATTGGTTCATCTGAATATTGTCTTGACTTAGAGAAATCTTTGCGACCAAAGGTAAATATCGGATTGAATCACTCAGTTGGTGGCAAGCATGATTCGAATACAACTAGGGAACATTTCACCGATAGCATCAAAATGAAAATTAGTCTTGGACTAAAGAAAAAGTATGCTGAAGATGAAACGTATAGAGAAAAGTTCAAGACTTTGAACAGAGGTAGAGTTGCATCGGAAGTAACCAAGGGTAAACAGCGTCTTGCTAAATTAAATAAAGGACTTGCTTGGGAGAATTCTAGAGCAAATCTAACTTTATGGGAGAAAGCAGATGTTTACTTCAACAGTTTTGAACAGATGTTAACAATGTGCGCAAATTCTAGGCACAAAATATCAATTAAAGTGTTTTGTGAGTTAACGGGACTAACCCCTGGAAATTCACAATCACTAATCAAAATGTTTAGGTCTGGATGGAATCCAAGTCTAGATAACAATTGGAAAACAAAATTTAATAAGGAAAATTAACGTGGCTATTATCAGATCATTTGACCGTCCATACGAAATGGTGGACCTAACCGAAGAACTGAATCTTATCCCTAACACATGGGGTCTGATTAACGAACTCGGTCTTTTCCGTAGTGAGTCAGTAACTCAGCACACTATCAACGTTGAAGTAACTTCTGGTACTCTAAGCGTTATCGGTGATACTGTACGTGGTGCTCGTAACCTTGTTAGCAAGGACGATGGCCGTCAGATTCACGCCTTCAGCATTCCTCACTTCACGCTAGATGACGCTGTAACTCCGCAAGACCTACAAGGTAAGCGTGCTTACGGTTCAGACAACGTTGATCAAGAGGCTGCTGTCGTTGCTCGTAAGCTAGAGCGTATTCGTCGTAACCACGCTGTTACGATGGAAGCTGCTAAGGCTTATGCTCTGACTAACGGTGCTGTATACGCTCCTAACGGAACTGTTGTAGATAACTACTACACTTCTTTCGGTATTACTCGTAAGGAAGTTGACTTCGTACTAGGTACGACTACAACTAACCTAACTGCTAAGATTGAAGAAATCGTAGCTCACATCCAAGACAATCAACTGTCTGGTGATGTTATGACTGGTGTTACTTTCATCTGTTCACCTACTTTCTTCGCAAAGCTGATTGACCACGCTACCATCAAGGAAGCGTACAAGTACTACGCTAGCACACAAGAGCCTCTACGTCAACGTCTAGGTTCAGGTCTATATCGTCGTTTCATGCACGGTGGTGTAGAGTTCATTGAATACCGTGGTTCATACAACGGTAGCGCTCTGATCCCTGCTGGTGATGCTTATGCATTCCCAACTGGTACTCAGGATACGTTCGTAAGCTACTTCTCACCAGCTAACAAGCTTTCACTTGTTAACACACTGGGTCAAGAAGCCTATGCGTTCCAATACCGTGATCCAAAGGATGAAGGTCTGATTCTACAAACCGAATCTAACCAACTGCACCTAGTGCGTCGTCCTGCTACGATCTGCCGCGTATTTAGCAGCAACTAATAACTTGGGAACCTTCGGGTTCCCTTGTTTTCTAAGTGCATATGATGTGTATTTAGCAAACAATAAAGGATAAAACATGCTAACTCCAATTCAAGAAGTAAGAGTCGCTGTTGGCGATGTTGATGTGCAATTTCCTATTCTGGATGATAGCACATATGAATATTTCCTGTCAAAGAATAATGACTCAGTTCGTCGTGCATCGATGGATGCTGCCAAGTCAATCTTGATGCAGCTTTCAATGCGTGGTGACCAAACCATTGATATCTTTACTGTCAAGGGTGGTAAGTCCGCAGAGCAATACAGAATGTCTCTACAGATGTTCTTACGTGATCCTAACATGAATCCTGTCTTGTCGCTAGCCAACGGTTACGCTGGTGGCATCAGCAAGTCCGACATGCTTGCGAACAATTCTAACGCAGATACAAACTTTGTCAATACCCCAGGACTAGAAATTAACATTGCAACTTCTGATCCTTTCTCAGCGTAAGGAGACTGTATGTTTAAACAATCTGTTGAATACATTTTGAGTAGACAAGGTATCCTTTCAACGTATACGAGAGTAGTCGAAGGTGTATATGACGTTGAGACTTCTTCTGTTACAAACACAAGTACAAACTATACTGTAAAGATGTACATGAAGCACCAACGTGCTAATCAGTATAACTTTCCAAACTTAATCGGTAAAGAAGTCGGACTGTTCTATATTAGTGCTGCTTCTCTACCTTTCACTCCTGAACCTCAAGACTTGATTACATTCAACGGTAAGGTTTACAAGATTGATTCTGTCCAATCACACAGTGCAGATGGACAAGTTATCTTACACAGAATCCTCGGGGTGATCTAATGTTTGTAAGTTCAAATTCTGACCAAGTTGCAAAAGAACTACAAGAACTTGTCAACAAGATGGAATTTGCACTTGGACACATGGTGGTTAGTTTCGCTGGTGATATCGCACAGATTGCTTCTAATAAGACAAAGTTAGGTAGTGCAGAAAGCTTGCAGTACGGTGAAGACAATCCCGGAACAATGGAAGCTGCGTACTTTAACATGTACAAGAATCGTTTCAACCAACACGGTATTAACATTCAAGTAGGTTTCCACAAGGGTTCTTGGACAACGAATACAACACCTAGTTTCGACTTCGATAGAAATATCTATGAGAATGAAACAGTAGAAACAAGAGCTACAGAGAAAGCCAGATCAACTTATACTCTAGGTGAAACATTTTGGGTAGGTGCTAACGGTCCTGGTTTCAGTATGCTAAACGATGTATCTGCAAAAGGTAATCCTGGTTGGAGTTTAGGTGACGAAGCTATCGAAGCTATCATGGAAATCTATGCAGGTACTCCTAGACTAAAACAATACTTTGACGAGGCTATGGAACGATGATCGAAAATACAAAGAAAGCTCTGGAGAAACATCTTAGTGCTTTAACGCCTAGCTTGTCAACAGCATATGAGGGAGTTTCTTTCTCCCCTATAAACGGTACACCTTATCAACGAGTTCAACTCGTCCCAAGTAGACCGGAAAATCCAACTCTAGGTGATGATTACTTCAGAGATAATGGTGAGTTTCAAGTTTTCCTACTTTATCCCAGTAATAAAGGTACAGGTGAAGTGTTAGGAAGGGCAGAAGCGTTAAGAAGTCACTTCAAGAGAGGTACAACTTTAACCGAAGGGAATAGCGTAGTGCAGATTATGCGAACTCCGTACATTTCAGGATGCACTATCATTGGGGATAGGGTAATTGTTCCTGTTTTAATCAGATATTCTGTAGAGGCTATCTAAGTCTCTTGGGATAAGTAAATAGCAATAACTTAAAGGAAAATATATGCCATTAGCTCAAGGCGTAAGCAAAGTAGTAGCTTACAAGAAAGAAGGTGCAGGTCAATGGGGAACTGCGGCTGCAGGCGGTGCTGGCGCAAAAGCAATGCGTCGTGTTACTGCTGCGTTTAACCTATCAAAAGAAACATATCAGTCAGAAGAACTACGTACTGACTATCAAATCTCAGACATGCGCCACGGTGTACGTTCTGCTGAAGGGTCACTAAATGGTGAACTTTCTGCTGGTTCATACGCAGACTTTATGGCTGCTGTTCTTACTCGTGATTTCACAGCTGGTGCTACTGCTGCTCACGCTGGTACAGGTAACCTGACTGTAGGTGCTGCAGTATCCGGTGTATATCCTCTTACTCGTGTAACTGGTAGCTGGATTACTGACGGATTCCGTATCGGTGACGTAATGCGTATTAGCGCAGGTACTGGTCTAAATGCTGACGTACTGAATAAGAACTTGCTTATCGTTGCTCTGACAGCTACTGTAGCAAGTGTCGTTGTTGTAAACGGTTCTACTATCACTCCTAGCTCTTCAAGTGCAGCTACTGCCATCGCTGTAGTTGGTAAGAAGACTTGGGTTCCTCAGACTGGTCACACTAACGATTCTTTCACTGTTGAAGAATGGTTTGCTAACATTGCTCAGTCAGAAGTTTATACTGGTGTTAAGGTAAATACTCTAGGTATCTCTCTACCTGCTACTGGTATGGCTACGGTCGATATCGGTTTCATGGGTAAGGACTTGGCTCTAACTTCAACATCACAATACTTCACTAGCCCAACACAAGGTACTGGTGGTGTATTCGCTGGTGTTAACGGTGTAGTTATCTTCAACGGTACTCCTGTAGCGGTTATTACCGATGCTTCAATTAACGTCAACCGTAACCTAAGCAACGCTACCGTTCTAGGTTCAAACAGTATTGCTGAAGTTTTCACTGGTCGTGCTGCTGTAGATGGTTCACTATCTGTTTACTTCACTGATGCCGTTGCTCGTAACGCATTTAAGGACGAAACAGAAGTATCACTGATCTTCACACTGACAGCTTCAAACGCTGCAACTGCTGACGTTATCAGTATTACCCTACCTCGCGTTAAGCTAAACAGCTTTACTCGTGATGACACTGAAACAGCGATTACTGCTTCAATGGACTTCCAAGCTCTATTGAACGCTAGCAACGCTACTGGTGGTGAAGTAACAACTATCACTATCCAAGACAGTCAGGCTTAATAGCTAAAGAATTCCCCTCGGTTAATCCCGAGGGGTTTTTATTTTGTCTTTCAATCTTGACATTACCAGCATTTCATGTTACAATAGGAACTCCACAGGCATTATAGCCTTCGATTAACAACAAGAAAGGAAATGAAATGTTTGACATTCAAAAACAAGACTTCTCAAAATCAGCTGAAGTAGGCTACACATTTGAACTGAAGCTACCCACTGGTGCATCATCTGGCGCTAAGTTGACAATCATCGGTGATCTTTCACCTACTGTCAAGCAGTATGGTCGCCGCAAGTTCCAAGAATTCCAACAACGCCAAGCGATTGCCAAGCGTAAGAATCGTGAAGATGAGCTAGACCTGGATGAAGCCGAAGATATGGCCGTAGAATCTGCCCTGGTACGTCTAATCGGATGGGAAGGTATTACCGAGAATGGCAAGGAAGTTCCTTTCAGCAAGGAAAAGGCCGCTGAAGTACTGAAGGTTCACCCTTGGATTCGTGAAGAAATTACCAAAGAAGCTGGTGACATTCTGAACTTTCAACCAAAGTGATCTAGAACAACTTCTAGAATTTGCTACTCAGGAGTTTAAATTGGGGCGTGGTCCCAACTCCTTGAGAGCTAAACTGGAAGCAGCGGCTAGACAAACAGGTAAAGCTATCGAAGAACTAGAAGATTTAGTTGAGCTACCTGACACGATGACCTTTGTTTGGAGATACTTCATTGACCTGCATAACTCCCGTACAGCAGGAGCATTTGGTATTAACCCAATAACATTTTCTGATATCAAGGCTTACTTTGATCTAAATAATGTTGTTCCGATGGACTGGGAAATTTCTGCAATCAAACAGTTGGATGGAATTGCTCTGCGAGTACATGCTGAAGAAGCAGAAAAAGAATCCAAGAAGAAGACGAAAACAAAGAAGTAATCAGCCCTCGTTGATCGAGGGTTTTTTATTTGGATTACTGACGAATTGATTTAAATAAAAAGCAAAAAGCTGATAACCAATAGAGGTAAATATGGAATTAAGCACCCTCAGTTTTAAGGTAGAAACTACCGAAGTAAAGCAAGCAGCGGATGATCTAAACAACCTAGCTACTGCGATGCAAAAAGTAAACTCTTCTAGCACAGGTAAAGGGCTAGGAGACTTAGGGAAAGGTGCGTCTGCAGCGGCTACTGGATTAGAGGAAGCTGCACAAGGTGCTGAAAGACTGAATAAACCTCTCGCTGGTGATCTACCGAAGAATCTAGATCGAGTATCCAAGATGATTCAACACCAATCAGATGTGTTGAAGTTCCTGCGTAACGATCAAAAGTATATTGAAGACGGATTCACAAAGAGTCAAGCTGGAATGATGGCTACTGCTACTGCTGCAGGAGCTACTTCTGATCAACTGCAAGCACTTGCTAATGTATTTAAAGATATCAGTAAGGTAACAGGTAAGAATCCTTTTGACCAAAGCGCATCTGGATTAGGTCAACTGAAACAGAAAGCTATGGAAATGTCAAATGCTGCAGAGTATTTGGCTAAGGGTTTCAACCTAACAAGCGAACAAGTTAGACTGTTGACTCGTGATCAGATTCGTTTGTCAGACTCAATGAAGCAACAAGGGTCTTCCCAGGAAGCTATTGCTGCTGCTTTGGCAAAACTGGAAAGAGAATATCTACAGGTAGCAGGTAGCGTAAATAACTACGTTGCTGCAGCCAAGGAACTAGAAAAGCAAAACAAGCTACAGAACAAACAACTTGCTGAAAACATCACTATGATGGATACTGCAGTTGCTCAGTTCCGTAAGCTGGAACAAGAGAAGGCCGATGCTGCTGCTCGTGCTTCACAAAAGATTATCGACGCAAACCAAGCCGCTATCGACTCAGCTGAAAGATTGGCTAAGATTTCCAAGCTAGTTGCCGGTGGTATGTCTCAAGGTGAAGCTACAAAGCGTACCGACATGGCTGCATCTGGTGTTGAACTGGCTAATATCGAGAAACTGATTGCTGCTGAAAAGCAACTAGCTGCTGCAAAGCAGAATGTTACAGGTTCAAGTGTAAAGCAGTCAGGTGCGATGAGTGAAGCTGCCAAGGCTGCTGAATGGTTAGACCGTGAAATTCGAAGAGCAGATAATGCACTTGTAGGTTTTAATGATGAATTGAAAGTTTCATCATCAAACCGTCTTTTTAGATTTAGTGAGCAACTTCGTAAAGCTGGTATTTCTGGTGATGAAGCAACTGCTATGATGGAAAAGTATCGCAGTACAATCATTGCAGGTCAGAAAAAGACTAACGAAGAAATGGATAAAGACCTTCGTAACCTAGCTAGAGCAGTATCTGTTCAAATGGGTGACGTTGCTGTTTCTCTTGCTGGTGGTATGAATCCTTTCATGATCATGATCCAGCAGGGTGACCAGTTGAGAGCTGCATTCCAACTCGCAAAGAAAGATGCGGTAGATACTGGCGCGGCAATGAGAGTTGCTGCAGCAATGATTGCGGAGTCATTTATCGATACTGGTAAAAACATCGGTATTTTCGTTGGTGGTGCATTTAAGTCTCTGTATGACGCAGTTGGTAATTTGGGTGCTAGATTCTCAGGTCCGTTTGGCGGTGATGCGATTCGCAGATGGAGAACCGAACTAGAACTTGCAGAAGCGATCAGTGGTAAAACAACAGGTGCTCTGACAGTAATGAATGGTATCATTGCTGTGATGACAACAACAGTGACTGCCATTACTCTAGCTTTCGGTGCTTTCAGTTTAGCATACGGTGTTGCTTTTTTCAAGGCATCTAAAGAAGCTGATGAACTAAGTAAAGCACTTATTCTGACTGGTGGATCACTCGGTCTTACTAAAAATGCAGCGATTGATTTTGCGGCTAGTTTTGAACAAGTTGGAATGAACGTAAGTTCAGCGGTTCAGTACATAACTGAATTTGCTAAAGCGGGTAATTTTACTAAGCAAGAACTGCAACTTCTAGTTCCAGTCGCAAAGCAAATGTCTGAACAACTTGGCATTTCCGCCGAAGATGCTGTCAAATCTTTTGCCAAGTTCAAAAAGGAACCTGTAGAGGCTCTAATTGAATTGGCAAAAGCTACGGGTATGGTATCACAAGAAACCCTTCAGATGGCTATTCAAATGGAGGATTCCGGACGCAAGACAGAAGCTCAGACAATTGCAATGAATGAAGCCGCAAGAGTTAATCAGGTAGCTGTTGATCGAATGAAACAAGATTATAGTACGCTTGGTACAATTCTTGTTGAAACAGGAAAGGCTTTCTCTGATTTATGGTCTGGAATCAAGAGTTTGATTTACAATCCAAACGCTACTCAGAAACTTGAAAAGGATATTGCAGCTTTACAAGAAAGAATCGCAGGGCGTGAAAATAGTTTCGGTCCTGTTAACAAGCAAGCTTTAGCTGCCGACAAAGAAAAGCTTCAAATTCTTCGTGATCAGTTGAATTATAAGATTCTTCAAGAAGAAGCTGATAAAGACATGATGGCTACACAAGCTGCTCAAGCTCGTGCAACTGAAGCTACCAGAAGATTGAATAAATCTATTCAAGATGATCTTGATAAGTTGACAATGAAGGAAATGACTCGTACAGAGTTCGTCCAGAAATTCATTGATAAAAAACTAGAAGAAGCGAAGATTGTTGGTAATCAAACAGCGCTGAATCAAGTTCAAATGAAAGACCTTGAAAAGTTAGCTGAGTTAGAGTGGAAGAAAACTAAGACGGCTAAAGACGGTGCCAAAGAGCAACTTAAGATCGATAATGCTTACAACGCTGCAATTCAGAGGTTTATTACTCTAAGAGAAGAAGCTGCAGGTAAGACAAGAGAACTTACTAAAGCTGAAATTGCTTACAATGAAATCAAAGCGTCTAGTAACTGGGATAAGTTCTCAAGCAAAAGACAGGAAGAACTTGCTCTGGAAAGAGACAAAGCTGTTAACGCCGAGAAACTACAGGCTTTCCAAAAAGAAGAACTTAGACTAAAGAAAGAACTTCTGAAGTATGAAGATAAGATTTACGAACTGAGAAGTTCTCTAGCTCTAGATTACGAAAAGCAAGTTGAATCAATCAACAAAGAAAACGACAGTCTGAATCTTAGAATGCAAGTACTAGGTAAGACCGAAGAGCAGACAAAAGTTATCACTCGTGAAGTAACTCGTCAAGCAAAGATTCGTCAAGCCGACGCTGAGTTTGCAATCGAACAGATGCGAATTTGGAAGAAATTTGTCGATGCTCAAGGTAATACTGAAGGTGCTGAGTTCGATATTGAAGGTTATCTAAAAGCTGTTTCAGATGCTGATCGCGTTCGTAAAGAAAAGCAATTAGTTGCAAATCGGGAAGTCGCAGTATCAGCAGCAGAAGATTTCATGAAAGAATTTAACAGAATTCAAGATGGAATCTCAGACGCAATCGTAACAGCATTGTTCGAAGGTGGTAAAGCTGGTAAGAAGAAGTTACGCGATGTAATTGTCGCTGAACTACGTAAGCCTATTACACTATTTGTAAACGCTGTAGTTAAGGATATCACTGGTGGATTTGTAAACTCTGTACTCGGAAACGTTACAGGAAGTGCAACTGGGTCCGCTGCTGGTTCTGCAGGCAGTGGTATGCTTGGTTCAGTACTAGGTTCTGGTGTAAGTATGTCTTCTATGGGATCATACTTTGCTACTGGAGCGATGAACACTGTAGCCGGTACAGGAATGAGCGCAGGTATGACAGCAGGTTCTGCGGTTGGTGGTGCTAACGGAATTGCTATGCAATTAGGTGCTGCTGCTCCTTATATCGCTGCTGCTCTTGCACTTTACGCAATCTACAAGAAACTAGATGACTCTGGTACACCGCATACTGGTGCTAGCGCTTCCTACAGTGCTGGTTCTGGTTCAAAGACAGGTATGGGAGTCTACGGTGTAGGTTCCGATAAGGGATTCTACAGCAAGGATGTAGAAACTTCAATGGCTGCAATGTCTAAGGGTATCGTTGATATTCTAGATCAAACGGCTTTGAACTTCGGTAAGACTGCTGGTTATGAAGCCGCTGTAGCATTCGCAGATGATTCGTCTAAGGATGGCGCTTGGGGTTCTCTAATGATTGGTAAGCTAGGTGAAAACCTAGCAGGATTCGGTTCTGAAGGTAACGGTCGCTGGCCTGGGAAGTCATTCTCAGACGGTGAAGCCGGTCTAAAGGAATTCAATGCTGCTGTAGCTGCTGACGTTAAGAAAGCTCTGGAATCTATTGGATTACCTGAGTGGGCAACTAGTATGTTGGATAGTTTGGGCGATGCTCCTACTGTTGAACAACTTGGTGCTGTAGTTGACAGAATCAACGCTACTCAGAATGCTCTAGAGAATCTAGGTTCAGTAATGCCAATGTTCGCTAACCTAACTGGTGAAGCGGTAAGTTCATTACTGGGTGCTTTCGGTAGTATCGAGAATCTATCTGGTGTTGCTAGTGGTTTCTATCAGAACTTCTATAACGACAGTGAGAAAGCTAATGCTGCTACTGCTGCTTTGTCTAAAGAGTTTGAGAAGCTAGGAATTGCGGTTCCTGCCGACAGACTAAAGTACAGAGTAGAAGTAGAGAAGGCTCTTGCTGCTGGTAACGAAGACCTCGCTGCTAAACTAATGATGCTGAGTGGTGCCTTTGCAGAACTAAACCCTTGGGCGGAAGCTACAGGGCGTACTGCACAAGATATTGCTGAGAGTCTAGCTAACATGAAAGACGAAGGTAGGCAACTTGCTATTCAGTTACTAGAACTTCAAGGCAAGACTGCCGAAGCTAATGCAGCTACTCGACTTCTTGCTATCGAAGGTATGACAGAACTGGAGATTGCAGCTTACGACATGAATCAGGCTATGAAGGCTCAGATTGCCGATCTAAATGTACGAAACAAACTGGAAGATGAGTTGTTCAAACTAACTCACAGTACAGCAGAAATTCGTGCAAAAGAACTGGCAACATTGAGTCCTGCAAACCAGGAACTTCAGAAGTTAATTTGGGCAGAGGAAGCGCTGAAAGAAGAAAGAGAAAAAGCTGCTGCTAAAGCTAAGGAACTACAAGCTGCCGAACAGCGCCTTGTGGATCAAAGAGCTTCGCTGCAGGAACAACTCTTCCAACTAACTGCCGATACTGCAGCAAAGCAACAAGCTATTCTGGTTAAACTAGCGGATGCAGAAAGTCAACGTCTTCAGAAACAAATCTGGGAAGTTGAAGCTGCACAGAAAGCCGCATCGGAAGCCGCTGACAAAAAGAAGCAAGTTGAATCTGAAGCATATAACTTAGAAACTAAGCGTCTGCAGTTGATCGGTGATACTAAGACTCTTCGTGAACGCGAACTGGCTCTAATTGATCCTGCAAATCGAGAAGCTCAGAAGAATATCTGGGCAATTGAAGATAAGATTGCAGCCGACAAGATCGCGGCTGCTGCTGCGGAGGAAGCAGCTAGAGCACAAGCGCAAGCTGCGGAGGAAGCAGCTAGAGCAGCGCAACAGATCAAAGACGCATGGAAATCCATTACAGATTCCATCTTCGAAGAGGTTGCTCGCATTCGAGGTTTAGTTTCTGGTCAAGGTCCGAGTAGTCTAGCACAAGCTCAGTCTGCATTTGATAGTGCAACCGCAAGGGCTCTAAACGGTGATCAAGAAGCAGCGAAGTCCCTACCAGAATTGAGTAGAGCTTTGTTGGATATTGCTGGTGAACAAGCCAGAAGTATGATTGAACTCCGCAGAATCCAAATGCTGACAGCCGCAAGTCTAGAAGCTACAGGTACAAGAATCAATACTAACTACGGTCTAGCAATCCCTGCTTACGCAGATGGAGGAAACTATGCTGGTGGTGTTGCTCTTGTAGGTGAAAACGGTCCAGAGTTGATTAACTTCAATTCATCAGGTCGTGTTTACGATGCTAAGACTACTGCTGGAATGCTAGGTTCTGGTTCTAATCTAGAAGCTTTGGTTGAGAAACTAAACGCAAATGTCGAAGGTCTACGTTACGAAGTTCGTGCTGGGGTAACTCACACAAGCAAAGTAGCTAAGATTCTAGAACGAGTAACACCTGACGGTGATGCTGTTGCAACTAGAACTGTTGTTTAACAATGAGGGGATGGAATACTCCCCTCTTTCTTTAGATGGATATACATGAAGGTTATTAGTCCAAAAGCATTTCAATCTAGCATGTTGTTATCATCTACTGCTAGTGAATCTAACCCTACATGGTCTTCTGCTACAACATACGCAAAGGATGCCATTGTAGTTTACGGCATGAGGCGATATATCAGCCTACAAGCATCTAACACAAATAGACAACCCGATGCAACTACTAGTGCAGCGTGGTGGTCAGATTACGGTCCTGCAAATAGATATGCCATGTTCGACAGAACGATTTCGGCAGCTACAACAGCAGGTACAACTTTGACGGTGGTAATTTCACCGGGTGCAGCGATTGATTCGCTTGCATTGATTAACTTAAACGCAGATGTTGCGAAACTAACTGTACGGAATGGTGCCGGTGGCCCTATCGTATATGAATACACAGGTGGTCTGAGTGGAGCTACAGTTACCGACTGGTATCAGTACTTCTTCTACGATCCTCTGCTGAAACGTACTCAGTTAGTATTCTCAAACATTCCTCCGTATGTAAACTGCCATATTACTTTGGAATTTACATCAAGTACAAATATTTCCGTAGGTGAATGTATCTTCGGAACACTAACAGAAATTGGTATGACTCAATTTGGAGCAACAGCCGGTATCATCGACTTCTCTAAGAAGAATACTGACGATTTCGGTAATGTTACTTTCATTGAGAGAGCATACAGCAAGAGATTAAGTACTCAGGTTATTGTGAAGAATCCACAACTAAATCGAGTACAACAGTTACTATATTCACTTCGCGCTTCTCCTTCAGTTTGGATTGCTTCAGATAATCCGACATACGAAGAAGCCTTAATTGTCTACGGATTTTATAAAGATTTTTCTATGGATATTGCATACCCTGAATATGCTGTATGTAGTATTGAAATCGAAGGCTTGGTATGAACGATTATTATGTTTATCTCCACCGAAGAAAAGATACCAATGAAGTTTTTTACGTTGGTAAGGGTGTTGGGAATAGGTTGATTACAAAGCATAACAGAAGCGTCAAATGGAATAGTATTGTTTCGGAATCAGGTGGTTATCTAATCGAGAAATATGTCGAGAATGTGAGTGAAGAGGAAGCACTTTCAATCGAGAGAAAACTAATAGATAATCCTCCTGTTGATTGGAAACTGGTTAATAGTAAACTTTCTATGGAAACCAAGATTATTTGCCCAGAAGAATTTAGTAAATATTTTTACATCGATGAAAGTAGTCCTTCTGGGTTGCGCTGGAAAGTAGATATTTATTCTGGAACCAAAAATAACGTGTTGAGTGCAAGAAAAGATGGTGTAGCGGGAAACAAGTATTTTCGTACCAACGGGAAACCGAAGTGCTGGCGAATCGTGTTGAAAGGTAGAACGTATTATTGTCACAGAGTTATCATGGCGATTTCAAACCAAGACTTCAATGAAAAATGGATTGTAAATCATATAGATACTAATCCTTTTAATAATTCACTATCAAATCTTGAACTATCTACGCCTGCTCTTAATTCCAGAAAAACTAATAAGCACATAAATAACGATTCCATTGGAGTCGTAAAAATTACTGTGCCAAACGGTAGTAGGACAGGAACCTTAGATTACTATTGCGCCACTTGGTACGATTTGAATAGAAAGCAACACACAGTTAGATTTAGCTGCAAGAAATTAGGTGAATCTGAAGCCTTAAAGCTTGCAACGGAAAGAAGGAATATGGAGATTAACAAATTAAATGAAGATAATGCGGGATACCCCGTTAAGGAGTCAACATGCCGATAAGTGCCCTACCGACCCCACCAAGTAGGTCGAATCCTTCTGCGTTTGCTAACGAAGCAGACGCTTTCCTTAGCGCATTACCTACATTTGCAACCGAAGCTAATGCTTTGGCGACAGATGTAAACAACAGTCAAATCGCAGCGGCAGATAGCGAAGATGCTGCACTGACATATGCAAACAATGCTCAAGCAAGTGCAAATGCTGCACAAGCTAGTGCTGTATCTGCAAGCAATGCTTCAAGCGCTCCTAAGTGGGTCTCTGGAACTAACTACACGGAAGGTCAGTGTACTTGGAGTCCTACTAGCTTCCTAACGTATAGGGCAAAGTCTAATATCACTGGTTCCGTAGTTGATCCTGCGCTGACAACAGCCTGGGAACTATTGAACGGTGAAATTGCTAAGGAAACTACAAGTTCTTTGGCATTTACTGCTCTGCATAACTGGCACTATATTCTAACAGGTGCTGGCGACGTAAACGTAACACTGCCAACTCCTTCAAACTATATGAAGGTTAGAATTACGGTAGCGAATAACAGAGATACCAATAATGTCCTTCGTGGCGCAGCAACTATCATGGGTCTTGCTGAGAACTGCAGACTTGATAATAAGAATGCTACCGCTACGTTTGAGTATCTAAATAACACATGGAGAATTACATAATGAGTGTACTAAGTCAATTTATGGGTGGAGACGGTACTGAGATTGGTCAGGTGATCCCGACAACGGGTGCTATGAATTACTTCGTAAGTGGTTCTAAAGAATATCTGAGAACTGGTTTCCTTAGATCGTATAGTGCCTCTTACAGCGCTCTAAAGGATAGAGCACCTTATGCTTGCTGGGTAGATTTAAGTGTAACAAATGCTTCCCCAGCTTTCGGTTCACTCACCATTGGAAGTAATGCCAGAATCTGGCACGATGGTACAAGATATTGGTTGATCCGTGCTGACGGATCAGCATCGACCAATCAAGCTTATACTTCAACCGATTTATCTGCGTGGACTTCCGGGCTAGCAGGTTCTGTTAGAGTTTTGGATAGTACACGAGTTGGTACGGGTACTAATATCGTCGCAGTAGGTGGTGATGGTACAGGAACGAGTGCATTCTCATCACAAGGTACAGGATTGTTAACTGGAGTCTCTACCCCTTTTTCCAACCAACTTATTTCTGTCGCAAGTAATACCACTGGTAATTTAATTGTAGCGATTACTAGTCAAAATTCGAACGATGGTTCTGCAAATATCTTAACCTCTACCACAGGAAACGCTTGGACAAGTCGAATTGGAACTGGTGGAAACAACTTCGTAATGCAAGCTGTTACTTGGTCCCCATGTTCAAGTGCTTTCTTTATCATCGGAGGAAGTACAGTCAGTATCTCCATGAATAAGACAACAGATGGTTTTACTCAGACTGCAGTATGGAATGCAGATACAACCGCTGGTGGAATTGATAGTTCATTCTTCGCATCATCTGAAATGTTCATTGCTCACTCGCCCACTGCTACCATTATTTCACAAACAGGTGGAAGACTTCGCAGGACAACTGATGGAACAACTTGGTCTGTTATCGATCTGAATACTGTAAATGGTGCAAGTTTACTTTCACAAGGTGGAACACCGGGTGCTTACAAGATTTTCTATGATTCAGTTAATTCCAGGTTCATTTGTTTTACGGAAGCTACTGGCAATGGAATTCAAGGCACTTACACCCTGCATTCAACGGACAACGGAGCGACTTGGTTCCCTTACTTTGGTTATAGATTAACAGGGACTCCCAAGCCTTACATCATTTGTTCAGCAAATAACCAGACACTAGTGTTAAACTATACAACAACTGGTCCTGCGTCTAATATCTCTAATGCAACTAACGATATTGCGCAAGCTAATCCTGATTGGATTGGTTCTATATCAGTAGTGTATGGTTCAGGAAGTACCGTTGCAACTCACATGAGGATTCTATAATGTTTACAACAATGATTGATATTCGACCAAAGCACCTATCCGTAGGTTCTTTCTTCGATAGATTCGGTGCTTTCAAGTACCCGATCCTTGCTTCAACTAACGTAGGTGTACAGGCTCTAATCAAGGATTGCTCCGTAAGGACTTTCATTGATCTAGATCGTCCTGACCTCCCTGTTGCTCTGCAGATGATTGTTGACGCGGGGTTTGCAATTGATGTAAACTCAATCCTTACTTCTCCTATCCTGGATAGCGAAAGACCATAATGAAACGAATATTTGATTACTTCCTACAGATTCTTGTAGCAATCGATCAGGTATTCAATGCATTGCTCGGTGGCATGGCAGATGAAACATTATCTAGTCGTGCTTACCGTGCTGAACAAAAGGGTAAAATCTTCGGTAAGATTTTTAGACCACTGATTGATGCCCTGCTGTTCTTTGACAAAGCCCACTGCTTCGGGTCATACTTGAGTGAGAAATCCAGGAAGCAGTTCCCGATTGACCTCAGAGATGTGTGAGGATTTTATGTCATGCAAATGGAAGAATCTATTACCTGACGATACTCGTATCGTTGAACTGGCTAGTGCAATTGCGATATTCATTAGTGCAGTATTAATGTTCTTTGGTTTCGGTGCAGATCATACTGAGTATACCAGTGTACTAGTATTTTCTGCCATCGTTGGTTTTTTACAACTATTAGCCCTCGTGGTATTAGACAATGCTGAACCTCTAAGGGTTTACGCTTCTCTTGTCATGGGTGGACTAATGATTTATTTGGGTATTGTACATTCAGATTCAATATCAGTATTTAATTATGTGATAATGTTCACACTGGGAATAGCTAATCTCTATGCATTCTTGGTAAATAATCAGAGGTTAGTATGGAAGTGACAGCCATTTTAGAATTGATGAAGGGAGTTCCAGAAGGAACCACAGCTTTCGTTGTGATTGTGTTTCTCATCGGTTCATTCTTTCTCAAAAAGAAAGACGTAGACTTAACACAAGTAACTTCGATTAGTAAGCTTCAAACAGATCAACTTACTACATTGATCGAACAAAACAAACTTCTAGCCGGTGAATTACACGCAGTACGTAAAGAACTTACTGAAGCGTACAAAATCATGGATGATATGCGCCAGCGTATTACTGAACTGGAAGAAATGCTAAGGGATAGTAGAATCCCTGATGCGGAAACATGAGGTAAATTATGAACGACTTAATTGGACTTGCTGGGAGCGGTGTAATTGGTAGTCTCTTTGGGGGATTATTTAGGCTTGCACCTGAGATTTTAAAATTCATGGATCGTAAGAACGAGCGCAATCACGAGTTACGCATGTTCACGGAACAGTGCAAACTTGAACAACTCAAGGGTGAACTTAAGGTTGAAGAGAGATACGTAGATTTTAGCGTAGCTCAGATGAAGGCGATTGAGGCTGCAAATGAAGCTGAAGGTAAAGTAGCTGCTCAAAGTTATAAATGGGTATCAGCTTTATCGGCATCGGTAAGACCTGTAATTAGCCTTACAATCTTTTTATTCTATATCATTGTCAAAATTACATTCATCGCTAATGGTTTCCACATGGGCATGGACTGGAATACAGTTGTTACTCAAAGTTGGACTAATGACGACTTCATGATTTTGATGCTAATTCTTACTTTCCACTATGTCGGTAGACCTCTAGAGAAATACCAATCAAATCGCTAACAAGGGAGAAATATCTTGAGTTACTGTGTTTATGTTCATAAGCGTAGAGATACGTTTAAAGTTTTCTACGTAGGAATGGCGGCTAACAAACGCCGCCCAACTTCAGGAGGATCGTTTAAAACTAAAAATTGGAAAAACATTAATGATGAAGCAGGTGGACACAGTGTTGAGATACTCCATGATAATTTAACTAGACAGGAGGCTTTGGATATTGAAAATAAATATCTTGAAGCCCCTCCTGTTGATTGGGAATTGGTGAATGTAGCGGGTCCACGAGGACCACTGAAATATGACAAGATCGAATGGAATCAATTCTTTACATACGATCCCTCTGTGAGGGGTTGTTTACGTTGGAAGAATGGGGATGTGGCAGGAAATTTCAATGCGAAAGGTAGACATCGTGTTAGATTCAAAAACAGATATTACCTTGGGTATCGAATTGTATTTGCAATGTTTAACGAAAACTTTGACACAAATCTACTTGTAAATCATATTGATGGTGATACTTATAACAGTAAAATTGAAAATTTAGAACTGGTAAGTTTTGGAGAGAACGTTGATAGAGGTACAATTTTCAAGGGCAATCTTGCCAAGCACAATTCAAGCGGGCATACCAACATCCGAGAAATAAGACGCAGAGGTGGATGGTATTTGTTACTTCAATACAAGACAGAAACCGGAGTCAAGAGTAAGCAGTTTAATCTTAAAATACTGGAATATCCTAAAGCTCTTGATTTGGCACTTGATTTTCAGAGGAAACACGATGTTAGATTTACTGAATAAAGCAATCGATATTTCCATGAGTAACCTATTGATTCCGTTCGAAGGTTATGCTATAGAGTTACCAAACGGAGACTGTACGGCATATGCCGACCCAGCAACGAAAGCGGAACCTTACACCATTGGTTACGGAAGTACCTACGACGAATTTGGTATTAAAGTAAAACTCGGGGATGTTTGGACGAAGGAGAAGGCTGTCAGAGTGAAAGAATCCGTCACTCGTTCTTTTGCGATGAGAGTATTGCACCATTCTCCTAATCTTATAAATTACCCATATAAGTTTGCCGCGATAATTTCGTTTTGCTATAATGTTGGGACTGGTTCATACAGAATTAGTACATTAAAAAAACGAATAAACCAGGAAGACTGGGAAGGGGCAGCTATAGAAATAAGAAAGTGGGATCGTGCTAACGGTAAAAAAATGCGAGGACTTACTTTAAGACGGCTTGCTGAATCTAAATTCCTATCCAAATGACGAAACCCCTCCCGGCGCAAGCTAGGAGGGGATTTCTTTTTAGTCACCGATAAATTGAATCAGTTGCTCTTTCGTCAGAGAACCAGATGTACGACGAACTTCTGAACCATCTTCGTATAGAATCAACGTAGGAATTCCACGGATACCATACTCATATGCAAAGTCTGGATTTTCATCGATATCAATCAGTTGAATTTCATCTACGTTTAATTCCGTAGAATCAATTACGTTCTGTAGATTCTTACAGGGTTGGCACCATGATGCTGATGCTTTTAGTAGTACTTTATTTGGCATAGATTTCCTTTAGTGTTTTATTAACGAAATACTCTTTGTAGTCATAGAACTTACTTCCGTGTTTAATTTCATCTTCTATAAAAGCATTGATATCTTCATCTAGCCAAGCAACGAAATGATGAATCATTCTGTTTCCTTTGGCATCAATTCGAATACATCGCCAAGCGCGCAATATCTCTTTTACAAAATCATAATCACTCTGTTTAGTAGTTGTCATTTGATGACCCGCTATCACTGCTTGAGCTACCTGAATCCCATGATCCAGATGCACCGCCACCACCGTAATCTCCACCACCACCCGAAGAGAATTTCTCAGGTTCTGGTGCTGGGCAGGAATACGAAGGGCTGGTTTGTGACTGCATCATATACGCAACAACTAGCGGTGTCAACAAGTCAACATCTGATGAACTTTCGACTCTGGTTTCGGTACGATACTCACGAGTAATATTTCCAATTGGTGCAGGTTGCGGAGGTACATACTTAGGCTTTGGTCTAGCACTCACGTTAAGGTGACTTCGTACAGCTTGCTTGTATTGTACATTGGATGCCACACTCGATACAGGTGTGAGTCGTTTTGGTACAGCTGCTGGTACAGAAGATGCAACAATAGGCTTCCGACGAAACTTAGCAATTAGTTTTTGTAACCAGTTCATATCTCTCCTTTCGAATGAGAAGGGATTTCTCCCTTCTCGGTTTATTGGCAAGCTTCGCACTCACCTTTACTAGCTTGAACACCAGCTTGAGTATACACATAGTACATCCCAAGAATACCTTCGTCAAGGAAAGCTTCACGATGTACTTCAGCAATCCAAGCAGGGTCTTCATCTGCAGCAAAGAAACCGTTCAACGATTGCCATTGATCGATGTACTTACCGCGAGCAGAAGCCATGCGCAAGATAGCTTTCTGGTTAATTTCAAAGGCAGTCTTGAATACTTCCTTTTCTTTGTCAGATAGCCAGCTTACATGCTGAACACTTCCTTGAGCATCCTGGACTTCCTTAATGTGTTTCGGAGAGTATACACCCTTCTTCTTCATCAAGTCAAGTAGTACTGGATTGATTCGGTCAACTTCTCCTGCGGCTGTTGTCTGATTGTAAGCCATCGCTGGATCAGGATTGATACCTTCAGAGATTCCACCCATCAGTAAGGCAGTACTCTTTGTCGGCGCAATAGCAATTCGATGACTATTACGAAGACCTGTTCCTTGGCACCACTCAGGTTCACCTAGCCATTCAGCCATCCAGCGACTAGCTCTTTCTGATTCATTCCAGATGTGAGCAGCAATCTCTTGACTCAGCATGTGAGCTTCGAATGACTCAAAAGGAATTCCTTCAGATTGTAGCAGAGTATGGAAACCACACTGACCTAATCCTAGTGCTCTACCCTTCTGAGTAAATCTTACAGCTTTCTCTAGACCTTTGATTCCCTTGGCTTTCTGAATGAAGTCTTCAGCTACGCAATCCAGGAATACCGTAGCCCAAAATACAGCGTCAGTGCCTTTCATCAGTCTGTACTTATATACGTTCATTGAAGAAAGTACACAAGTAAAGGTATGTTCTTCATCTGAGAACAATGTGATTTCGTCACACAGATTAGATGAACGCACGTACAGATTATGATTTACGTAAGATACCGGACGCTTACGATTGATCTTGTCGATAAAGCAGAAGTAGCCTTTGCCGAGAATCATCTTCATCTTCATTGCCTTCTGGAATCTACGAATGTAATCCAGGTTATTTGCTTCTAGACCCTGAATGAATTCATCAGTAACAATCCATCCGATATTGGCATCATCGGGTTCCGCCATGATGTGATCTACAAGTTCATCGAAATCATTGTGTGTGATTTCAATGTAACCTGCCCATGCGCCTCTACGGGCAGTACCTTGTGCAATATTACGCATCGCGTTAACGTAGTCCTTGAATACTGGTAGAACACCTGAAGCTTTTCCACCTACGCTGATAGGAGAACCACGAGGACGGATATCACCTAGATAAGCAGATGTACCGAATCCGTACTTGGTCAGTAGAGCAGTTTCATGCAGAGTTTCATAGAAACCTCCTACAGAATCTTCGATATATCCGCCACTACAGGATACAGACATTCCCCGGTTAGTACCCATGTTCGCAAGTACTGGTGTACTCGGAGACAGTAAACCAGACCATAGCAAACTGAAGAATTCCGCTTCTGCTTGATCTGCATATGTATCCAGCTTTGTACCACGAAGATGATCCGCTGCAGTCTTTGCGATTCGTTCAAATTGACCTCGTACCGAACGACCTTTAGTGTCATACTCGTACTTATCCTTGAACATTTGATACGCGCCTGTAGAATACCAAGAAGGGACTAAGCCCTTCTCCTGTAGTTCTTTTCGTTCTTGACTTAGTTTCTTATATAGATTGTCACCCATTGCTTGTTCCCCATGTAAAAGCACTCTCGTCCCAATTGCGGTTATATTCTCTACCTTGCCCTGAGAAGAAGTCATTGAATTGATAGTTATTGATACCCTTGTAGAACCAGTCGGCAATCGGATTGTATTTCACATCGTATTTCTTCTCAAGACCTAATTGTTTTCTGCATTCGTTTACACGACTACGGACAAACTGCTTGAGTTGATGTGAAGTAATACCTGGGATATCACCCTTCTCAAAAATCTTGTCGATGATAGCATCTTCGTGTTCCACCAGCAAGTCTTCAGCTTGATGAATCTTAGCTAGTACTATTTGCTTCTGAAACTCTACATCGTATCCCTTACTCTTCCAATATTCTTCTTTCTGTTTCATCTTAAGTTTAAATGCCCATGCACCAGCCATTGAATGCAGATTCTCGTCACGTACAGAAAAGTTGATACCTCTCACAACGTTCATTAGCTTGTTCTTACCTTCAGATTGGTAGTGCTTTAGGTAAGCAAATGAACTGTACAGAATTACACCTTCAACCATTGAGAAAGCAGCAAGAGATACTAGATCACTGTGATGATCGATAATCTCACCAAGATGTTCTACACGAGCTTTCAATACTTCGTCTTGCTGGTATGAATTGTAGAATTCAGGAGTATTGATATGCAGTAGTTCATTGATCTTGTTATAGAACGGTGCATGCACAGCAAGTTCAAACATACTAAAGACGGATGCCATTCTATGGAATTCTGCACCATCAAACATGTCCTTGAATCGCTTACCCCAGTATTCGTCACCAGCGTGAGTTTCGTAGATACTGAATAGCTTTAGTACTGAGATAACAGCATGCTTTTCAGATTCAGTGAAATTCACAAGAACATCTTGGATATCCTTTTCTACTTTAATCTCGTCAGGTAGCCAGAAGATTTTTAGTTGCTGATTCGCAAATTCAATTGGTTCTTTATATTCTTCAACAGGTAGTAAATGTTTTTCCATATTATTCCCAGTTACTTTCGTCAATTACGGTATGTTTATCTCGATCTTCCAGAATGTTCTGTGCATCTACGGTCAGATTACGTGAACGATACAAGTCTTCTAGAATACGATTGCCTGAGTACTTATCTCTAGCTTCCCTGCTGGCATAACCAGAGTTAATCCATTCTTCGTCTTGTCGTTCTTCTCCTAGCCAGCGATCACAGACAACAACTTGATTCATTCGATTGCGATGCTTTAATCCTTTTTGTTTTGCTACGGGTAGATTGGTGTCTACCCCTAACTCATACAACCATTGTTTAAATGCAGTAGGATTTTTATCTTCATATCCAGAGTAGAACTCAGGCTTGGCAACCTTCAGTTCAGATTCAGATACGAATACACTGGCTACGATCATTGAGTCACGAGTTAGTTTGAATGTCATTTTTCCACCTTATTCAGTTCTGTTACATGCTTAGGATTCTTGTCAGAATACTTGTCAAGAATATCTGAACATGCAGCGTTTAGTCTTGGATAAAAAGGTACAGATTTCGGTGGTCTATCATCTGTCCAATTCTCTTGCATCATGCTATCACGAAGTACTACCAGCGCAGAGATTGTCTTTGTAATGTGCGAGATAGTATTGGCAGTATCAGGATCAAGGTCTTCACCTTCCCACCACGCCATCAAATGTCGCATGGCAGCATCGTAATAAACACTAGCTCTTACTCCGACTTCTCGGTAATTGTGTCTACCGTACTTACTAGCACCTTCCATCAGAGCAGCAGCAACTTCGGCTAATACATTTGCGGGTACAACCGACATTGGTACTTTACGAATTCCGATGGAATCTTTTGGATTACTTGGCTTGTTGGTATCTTCGAATACTTCTTGTAAAACTTCCTGAATAGCAGGATAATCACTTTCCCTACGAAGAGGGTGAGCTATACCTTTGGCAATCATTCTAACCTCCATGTATCTGGTACGAAATGCACAAGGGAATTAGCTACATATCCTGCTGGCTTCCGTACCTTATTGTTAGCATCCTTGAAAACAATCATGTCATACGTACTGTTGTAGATTGCCTGTACTTTAACGTCTGGATAAAGGGCAAGAGTGTCGTTGACAACGTTATCGTTAGGACGAGGGAATTTTGTCATGTTGTTATCTGCAGTAGCATGCAGTGCAGCGCGTACAGGAACGTTCAGTGCTTCTAGCATCTGACCGAATCCAACTACGGTTACCATCATGTCAGTGTAACCGTCAAGCACGCCTTCTCGGTTATTTGCTTCTAGATCGTCAATAGTTTCCTTGACTTCTTCCAGAATAATCTTCATTTGATTTATTAGGTCTTGCTTTGTCGGAACTTTGTCTTTACCTGCGACAGTGTTAAATGTCCGTACCTTATCTGCGAATTGATCGTAAGTATAATCCATTAGTCTTCCTTTACTTCTACGTTAATCTCTGCTGTGACCGCTATATGGTGATCACCATTAAACGCGCACTTGTTAATCCTTTTGGCTTTGTTAACTGCATCCCC